CCCGTTTGCAACGGCCTGAATATCTTGGTGGTGGTTCTACTCCGATTACAATCAATCCCGTTGCTCAAACCTCTGGTACGAACGCTAGCGGTACGTCTACTCCGCTTGGCAACTTGGCGGCTATGGGTACTGGTTTGGCGTATGGCCATGGATTCACACAATCGTTTGTTGAACATGGCGTCATTATCGGGTTAGTTAACGTAAGAGCTGATTTAACATATCAGCAAGGCTTACGTAAGATGTGGTCTAGATCCACACGTTACGATTTTTATTTCCCAGCTTTTGCAATGCTTGGTGAACAAGCAATTCTTAATAAGGAGATTTATATCGATGGATCATCTGCCGACTCAAACGTTTTTGGTTATCAGGAGCGATGGGCTGAATACCGTTACAATCCTTCTCAGATTTCTGGCTTGTTCAAGTCTACATCTTCGGGGACAATTGACGGATGGCATCTTGCTCAAAAATTTACGTCCCTTCCTACGTTGAACTCAACGTTTATACAGGAGAATCCTCCTGTTTCTCGTATTGTTGCTGTCGGTGCTTCCGCTAATGGTCAACAATTCTTATGCGACACTTTCTTTAATATTCGTGCTGCTCGTCCAATGCCTTTGTACTCTGTACCTGGTTTAATCGATCATTTCTAATATGGCTGATTTTCTCTCTTCGGTCTTGGATTCTAAATTTTTACCTTCTGCTTTGAATTTTTTGGGTACTCAAGACACTAATCAAGCCAATAAGGAGATTGCGCAACAAAATAATGCGTGGTCTGCTTCACAGTTTGCTAGTAGATATCAAACTACCGTTTCAGATATGGAAAAAGCTGGTTTAAATCCTATGCTTGCATATTCTCAGGGTGGAGGTTCTCCTCCAACTGCACAACAAGTGCAAATGCAAAATCCTACGGCTTCTGCTACACAAGCTTATCACCAGAGTGCTGAACGTGATGTTATGAAACAAGCGATTGAAAAATCGCGTGCTGAAGTTTCTAATGTAGTTGCTGATACTGCTCTTAAGCGAGCTCAAGAAATAACTGCTGGTGAACAAGCAAAATTAGCTACTGCTCAAACAGCTGCTCAACAACAAATAGAACGTGATGCTATGGGTAGAGCTAACTTATCTGCTGTTGATCTTGTACGTAGAGGGCATGGGCAGTCGTCTACTATTAAACAAACTGAAGCTCAAACTAAATTAACTGGTGCTCAAGAAAAAACACAAGGTGTTTTAGCTGCTTCATATATATCTCAAATGGCTGTTAATAAAGCAACTATCGTTAATTTGCTTTCTATGTCTAATCGCAATACTGCTGAAGGTGATCTTGCAAAAGCTCGTATAAAAGAGGCTGTTGCAAAAGGTGAAATATCAACTGCAGATATTGAACGAGCTCGTAATGACGAGCGATATGAAAAATCTACTGGCGGTTTACCTCGCCAAATTGGTCGTGATCTTTCAACTATTGGCTCTGCCAGAACTAAATTTAAAAAATGAAAAATAAAATGCCTTTTCTTCGTACACCATATAATTATGATGTCGATCTCGCGTCTGAGGAATCAGCGCTTACTTGCGAAGATCCTTCGCTTACACAACAGCATCAAAAAGAAGATGCTGATATTAATACTATCGTGGCAAGATTTGGCCTTACAGGCGAGCTACCCTTTGCTGACCGCCAACCACGATATGGTGACTTTACTGCTGTCACCGATTACCATTCTGCTATGAACGCTGTGCGTTCTGCTAACGAAGACTTTATGAGTCTTCCCGCCGAGCTTAGAGCTCGCTTTCACAACGATCCAGCTGAGCTGGTCGACTTTCTTGCTTCATCCGATAATAGAGATGAAGCTATTAAATTAGGGCTTGTAAATGCCCCAATAGCGGATCTTGTATCCGCTTCCGCCACCACCGAAAACGGTGGTGGCAGCACAGTTACTACTTGATATAACTGTGCTAGGTGACACCGTTAACTACAAAACTGGAGTATTTATATGAACCCGTTAAAACGTAAGCATGTATCTAAGCATAAAAGTGCTAAAACATTCAAGCATCACGCTGGTAAGACTAAAATGGCCAATATGGCACCTCCACCTCAACGAGGTGGTTATCGTCTCTAAATGGCTTGTTTCAAGCCCCTTACAGCCTATCAAACTACCGACGGATCAATCGTCTGGTATGAATCGAAGAGATTCGATGTGGCGAAAACGCTTACGCTTCCATGCGGGCAGTGTGTAGGGTGTCGCCTAGAGAGGTCACGCCAATGGGCGTGCCGATGTATGCACGAAGCAAGTTTGTATAAACACAATTCGTTCATTACTCTTACATATGATGATGATCATCTTCCTACAGACAGAAGTCTGCATTACGAAGATTTTCAAAAGTTCATGAAACGTTTGAGAAAACGTTTTAAAGGTTTAGAGCTGGGTACTAATCCAGATCTAAAAGAGCCTTACCCGATCCGTTTTTATATGGCGGGTGAGTATGGAGAACAATATGGAAGGCCTCACTATCATGCTTGTATCTTCAACTACGATTTTCCTGATAAAACTTTATGGAAACGTACCCCAGCGGGTTCTAAGATCTATCGCTCTAAATCACTTGAAGAATTATGGCCTTTTGGCTATTCTTCCATTGGTGATGTCAATTTTCAAAGTGCTGCGTATGTCGCGCGCTATATCATGAAGAAGATCACTGGTAAGGAGGCAGACAATTATTATGAATCTACCAATATGGAAACTGGAGAGATTGTTAATCTCAGACCAGAATTCAATAAAATGTCGTTAAAACCAGGCATAGGATATGACTGGTATACGTCCTTTAAGGACGATGTTTATCCACATGACTATGTGGTTATAAACGGAAAAAAAGTAAAACCTCCAAAATTTTATGATCGAAAATTTAATGATGAGTACCCTCTTGAAATGGAAGAGATAAAGCACCATCGTTATGTAGACGCTTTGAAGCGTCAAGCGGATAACACTCCAGATCGTTTAGCTGTTCGTGAAATAGTTGCTCGTTCTAAGTTATCTAAACTTCCACGTACTATTGATTGAGGTATTTATGTTAAAAGTTGTTGTTGCGGTTAAAGACCGCGCTGCTGATTGTTATGGTCAGCCTTTCTTTGTCGGAACTGACAATATTGCTATTCGTTCTTTTATGGATGAAGTTAATCGTAAAGATGATGCAAACCAATTATTTAATCATTCAGATGATTTTGATTTATTTGGTTTAGGTACTTACGATGACAACACTGGTATTATTACGATGTACGATGCGCCTAAGTTGCTAATGCTTGGCAAGTCTGCTAAGAATAGTTAATTAATCGGTAGTCAAGTTAGGCATAACTTGATTACCCCCTGTCGGGAGACCCACATGATGCACATGAACCAGTCAGTAGATCTACACCAATTTGCTATGGTGCCTAAGGCCGATATTCCTCGGTCATCATTTAACATTCAAAAGACACATAAGACCACGTTTGACGCTGGTTATTTGGTTCCTATTTATGTTGATGAAGTTTTGCCTGGCGATACGTTTAATTTATCTATGACTGCGTTTACGCGCTTGGCTACGCCTTTATATCCTACGATGGACAATTTATATTTGGACTCGTTTTTCTTCTTTGTTCCAAATCGTTTAACTTGGACCAATTGGCAGAAATTTATGGGTCAACAAGATAATCCTGGAGATTCTATTTCTTATGTTGTACCTCAACAAGTTTCTCCAGCTGGTGGTTACACTGTGGGTTCGTTGCAAGACTATATGGGTCTTCCAACAGTTGGTCAAATTGCTGGTAGCAATACTGTTAGCCATGGTGCCTTTTGGACTCGTGCTTATAACCTTATTTATAATGAGTGGTTCCGTGACGAGAACTTGCAAAATTCTGTTGTTGTAGATAAGGGCGATGGCCCTGATACTGTTTCTAATTACACAATGCTTCGTCGTGGCAAGCGTAAAGATTATTTTACTGCTGCTCTTCCTTGGACTCAAAAGGGCAACCCTATAACTTTGCCATTGGGCACTTCTGCTCCTGTTGTTAGTACTGGTGCAGCTGTTAATTTTTCTGCTGCTTCTGGTGGATCTTTTTTCAATAAAAATATTCGTGGTCTTGACGCTGGCGGAGGTGTTCTAGTAACTCAAGGTTCTACTTCTTCTTCTGGTTATCAAGATTTACAATTTGGTACTTCTACTGGTTTATATGCTGATTTGTCAAGTGCAACAAGTGCAACTATCAATCAGCTGCGTCAATCTTTTCAGATTCAAAAATTGCTCGAAAGGGATGCACGTGGTGGTACTCGTTACACTGAAATTATTCGTTCTCACTTTGGCGTTATTAGTCCTGACGCCCGTTTGCAACGGCCTGAATATCTTGGTGGTGGTTCTACTCCGATTACAATCAATCCCGTTGCTCAAACCTCTGGTACGAACGCTAGTGGTACGTCTACTCCGCTTGGCAACTTGGCGGCTATGGGTACTGGTTTGGCGTATGGCCATGGATTCACACAATCGTTTGTTGAACATGGCGTCATTATCGGGTTAGTTAACGTAAGAGCTGATTTAA